CACAGGATAAAAAGTTTGAGAAGATGATAAAACGAGTTGAAGCTATAAAGCTAGAAATTAAAGAAGCAAATGAATACAAACCAGAGGATTTTTTCAGTAATTAAGAATGATGCTTGATTGGTTTTGGAACTTAATCGATAAATGTGTTGAAAGATCTTTGCAAAACCAGTCTAATAAATTATTTGAGAGGGAGGTTAAACGCCATGAAGATGAAAGACGAGATTGCTAGACAAAAGAAATTTAGAGAGTATGAAGTAGAGAGTATGAAACGAATTTTATGGATTGTGTATTCACACCAGATCGAAGTTTTGGAGGATCGGCTACCTAAAGTTACCAATCCGCTGGAACGAGAGGATCTACAAAAACAGATCGACACATTGCACGAGAAGACAGATGAGGTGAATCGACGCGCTGAGGCTTTGATCCGGGAGCATGATAACAAGACATGAAAGTATTAAGTTTATTTGATGGTATGAGCTGTGGGCGTATTGCTCTAGATCAGCTTGGCATACCGGTAGAGAAGTATTACGCTAGTGAGATCGATAAATATGCTATGCAGGTTAGTGCGGCAAACTATCCAGATATAGAACAAGTTGGCGATATTTGTAATTTAGATCCGCAAGATTATATGGACGTAGATTTGATGCTTGCTGGCAGTCCGTGTCAGGGATTTTCATTTGCAGGTAAACAGCTTGCTTTTGATGATCCTAGATCTGTATTGTTTTTTGAGTTCATACGCTTACTGAAAGCAATCAAGCCAAAATACTTTTTATTAGAAAATGTAAGAATGAAAAAAGAGTTCTTACAAGTTATATCGCAACAAGTATCAGAGTGTTATCCAGAGATACCGTTTGGTATAGAGCCTATCTTCATAAACAGTTCGCTTGTCTCTGCACAGTCAAGGCAAAGATACTATTGGACTAATATACCTGGTATCAAGCAACCAGAGGATAGAGGCATAGTGCTAAGAGATATATTGGAAACTGAGCCAGATAACTTTACCAAGATGTCAGATAAGTTTATCAAAAGAAATGGTGATAGAAACTGCATGATTGACCAAAGCAAAGAAAAGGCTAGTAATTTATCGGCTATGGAATATGTTAAAAATGGTAGACAGGGAAATTACTTGGCCTGTGATGATAATGGTAAGCCATTAGTTGTTGGTGGCGCTTTTCGGGGTAGAGCCTATGATGAAGATGGTAAAAGAAAAGATAGGGATGGTAGTTCAGTTGCAAAGCAAACTAAACAGATGTTAGAGCTACGCAAAGATAATAAATCAAACGCTATTACAACAGTTGGTAAAGATAGTGTTGTAGCAAATGAGGATCTTACCTGGCGTAAGCTGACTTGTCGGGAATGTGAAGCATTACAAACAGTGCCGAGGGATTACACAAATCATGTATCAAATACACAAAGATACAAGATGTTAGGCAATGGGTGGACGGTAGAGGTGATTAAGCATATTTTACAGGAGATGGAGTATGAAGATAGATAGAAGAAAAATACCTAAACACTTGCGGTATTTATCAAATTACAAATTATTTTTGTTGCAAAAACTGTTTGCGCCACGTTTTTAACGAAACGGCGGTCCTGTAAACCAACAAACTACGACATAACGATTGCCTTTGGTCACCGGTTTGACCTGGTGCGAGATAAATGAGCTAAAAGCTACGATTTCACCTACCTTGGGACGCGTACAACTAGGCTGGTCGCCGGTTCTAAAGCAGAGTTCGCCGCCTTCGTATTCTTCATTGAGGCAAAGTGTCATACTTATCTTACGCGTCGCAGCAGTGCCATCAGGTCCAATGTCAATATGATAGCCATAGCCGTTACTCGGAGCTTCATAATGAATAATTTGCGCTGTTTCGATGCCAGTAATTTGATAATTAAAGTATTTATTGGCTACAACGGCGATTTTGTTAAGGATTCTGTAAAGCCGGTCTTGGTTAGCGTCAATGTAGTGAATCTGCGCATCCCGGATATCAGTATTTGCTGTCTCCTTAGCGTTTTTGTGCACTTTTGCTTGCACTGGCTCGCTTTCAACCAAGTAATCTAAGAACAGATCTACTTCATCTTGACTGATCGACAGTCCAGTAACGCCGTGATTGGGTGTTTCATTCTTGTTCGTCGACATGATAGTTTAAAGTTAGCTCATCACCCTGATTAATATGCCTTATGGTGTGCAAATGGAAAATTCTGTAATCGTCCCAATCCAAAAGTTCAATCAAGCAGCAGTTTGGGTTGGCGTGATGATTTAAAAAACCACCTAGCGGAGTGCGCACATAGCCGTTAATAATTGGTACTTTGATGTGCGTCATGCCAAGGTCTATATTGGCGGTAATATTTTCAGTGGCAAAGAGTCCCAAGCCTTCAATAGCACTGTTTTTAATCGTCAGATTATCTGGCAGTGGTTTGTAATAAAATTTGTTAAATTTATATTGCACCGTTAGCTCGTAAAGTGTTTGTCATATCTGCGCCAGTTCTTTTTGAGCACATCGAGCCAATGCTCCATGTCCATAACACATATTTTGTCGTTTTCGTGCGGCCAATCGAGGTTCATGGCGTGCAGCGGCACGCACACGCGGATCGGTCTGCGGTTGAATTTAAAGATCAGGACAGGGATCTTGCCATCACTGGCACTGCAAACTTGGTCCCACCAGGCTTTTTTCAGCCATTCGCCTGCTTTGTAAAATTTACATTCAACCGCATGAAAGGGTATGTCGAGATCGCATAGATCTTTTTGTTGATATTGGTCTAGATTGCGTTTTGTTTGGAAATCAATATTGTTATCGGCAAAAAAGCCATTGAGGATTTTAGCTACGTCGCGTTCAAATTGTGCGCCCTTATTTCTAGAATTAATAGGCATTGATAAAGTTTCTCAAAACTTGCAAACAATTGCAAACTAAATTTAGAGTGAGCCTAAGCCTTTATCTTCATCCTCAGTATTTTTTTCGATTGACAGCGCAGCGACTCCACCAGCACCAGCGACAGGCGCGAAGGAGAACATCTGGTCTTGGAAGTATTGTTTCCGGGCGCCAGTTTTGAAAAGATCCTTATAGAAATCATCATCAGTTTGCTTTATAACTTTTAAGCCGCGTTTTTGTAAGATATTAATAACATCTTGGCTGGTATCTTTAGGCACAATAGCACCAGCAAATTCATCAAAGCCAACAGCTCGGATTGGTTTAGCCTCAAAGTATTCGACATTGCGGGTAGCATTTGTGATAAATAGATCTTCAAGGTCGTCTAGGAATCCTTTGGGTGGGTTGTCGTATTCAAACTTATTGCGCGTAAATTTTTCCAGCTCGTCAAAGTCGATGTTTTGGTTGTAAACATCTTTTAATAATTTTTGGTCAAATTTTTTGCCATCTTCAATAGCTATGCCGATGTCGTTAAGCATGTTACTGCCGACATTTTCATCGTAAAATGAACCTTTTGGAGTAAATTTTGCATCCAGAGTTGCAGGAAATTTGTATTTAGCTAATAGCTCATCTATTTGTATGCCAAAATGCATTGCGCTAGGTGGTTTATCAGTAAGCCTCCCACGTTCGGCTTTTATATCAGGCAGATCTTTGAACTCCTTGGACATGAGTGCTTTCATTCTGGCTGGCGAATAACCACCAGCAAAGCCTTCACCACCGCGTTGCGTTTCTTTTATCATGCTATTGACTGCGTTCTCGAGAGTGTAGGGTTTGGTAACCATGGTTTCTTCAAAGTCGTCAAAGTATTGCAACACGCCGTCTTGGGAGAGATATTTGTTTTTTTCTTTTTTTGCCCATTTTTTGAAACCTTTTGTTCCTTCAAATCCAGATACGAGGAGTCTAGGATCAGCGGCGGCTGATTTGAATGTTGGTAGGCTTGGATCAAATCCTTGATCTTTTAGATACTTAAGTTTTCCTAAATCAGAGTTAAAAAACCTGTCAAGTTCATCAAGCCGATTTTCTGGGTAATACATATTGTCTTTTTGCAAATTGCGTAAAGCAGATTGGCCTCGCTCAAGCTCATCTAGTTCGCCATACTCTTTTGCTAGCGCTTTGTACTCTTTGGTAAGTTTCGATTCAGCTCCTTCTTTGGCTAAACGAAGTTTCTTTGGCGCTCTTGGTGTGTAGGCATCAGCTGAATATATCTTGTTGCGAGGATCTATGGCTGGATCAAACTTTTCCGGCTTGCCAATTAGTTGAATTTTACCAAAGCCTTTGAGCGGGATCTCGCTTTCGGTTACGGCTAGACTGGGTGAAGGTAAACCGCCCATAGCATCAAAGCTGCGGATTGCTTCCTCAGAAGTATTGTGAACAAACATTAGGTTTTTAGATTTCATAGCATCGGAAAAATTTTTGGTGGCCTGGTCGGGTATAGCGTCTATGCCTTTTTTGACAACCGCTTTCGCTGGTGCGCCAGCTGCACCTAGAAAATCTAGTCCGGATAAAGCCACGCCGAGTTTATCGCCTTCGGCTTTAGCTAATTCACCACTGAGAAACGGTAGAAACTGAGCTATGCCTTTGAGGGTGTCGCGACGCCTGGACTTTGGCGATGGAACCATCGGTCTAGTGAGGTAGTCGATGACTGGTCCTTGGGATTGTCCAAGCACAACACTGCCAAAAGGTTGGCGGCTAACAGGTTCAGCTATTCCGATATAAGGATTCAATGCGTTGATGCCGTCGGTTTCCATGTAGTGATTGTAGCTTAGGAAATGTTGGCTAGTAAAGTTGAGGGGTAGGAATCATTTTTTCATGTGATTCAGTGTGTCAAACCTAGTTATAACTACAACTGTAAACGCGCTAGCCAATATTGGGGTGTAGGGGTCCCTAATATGTCTTTTTCCCTGTAAAAAAGCGGTTCCAAGGGACTCCTGTTACTGTTGTGCTCACAATTTGCACTTATTTGCATAAAACAATACATGTTTGCAATAGGCTGAAAGCCTTGCTACATAAGGGTTTCAGAGGATATTGTTTTTTTTCTGAGATTTTTTGGTTTTGGATAAGTGCGCTCGTTCACA